CCGCAGCACCTTCCCCTCCCAGGGCTTGCAGCGGTCGCACTCCTCCGGGGCGTCCGACACCACCACCAGGTCGATCCCGGCCGCGCCGAGCCGCTCTGTGTGCGCCTCCACGGCCGCGCGTCCGAGCGCGCTGCGGGTGGCCATCTCCACATAGGAGGTGAGGTTCCAGGCTCGGCCCGTCCGGTCCACGAACCCCGTGACCCCCCGGTTAGCGAACTTGGCGAGCGCCCGGGCTGCAGCATCCCTGCGGGTCGACACACCCAGCAGCGGCGCGGACGTCGCATCCGCGATCACCTGCCGGTACACGTCCATCCCTTGCCGCAGGATCCGCATGTGCACGCCGCTGGTCTCCTGCACGAGCGCCGCCGCCAGCCGGTCCACCGCGTGCGTCCCGGGCGGGACAGCAGGAGCGGTCACGGCGAGCGCGCCCAGCTCGACAACGGCCGCCTGCGCCCCGCGGTCGTACGCCTCAGCCACGGCGGCGTGGATCGCGCCGGCGGCGTCGGCCTGCAGGGCGGCGATGATGTCCTCGATCGCCGTGCGGAGGTGGCCGATCGACCGGAGCTTCAGCTCTGTCCACAGCGGGGAGTCAAGGCCCTGCGCGAGCGCGCGCGTGATCCGCTCGATCACCGCCAGCTCGGCCTGCTCGTACAACGTCGAGACGGCGGCCGCGAGGTCCTCGGCCATGTCGGGGCTGACCGGCATAAGCCACCCCCGCTACTCCTCGGCGCTGTTGTCCTCTGCCTCGGTGTCCTCGGTCTCGTCTTGCTCGCCGAAGGTGGGCCGGTCCGCGCCCAGGGTGAGCGGATCCTCGACGAGGCGGCCGGACTGCTTCAGGATCCGGTCGACTTCCTCACGCTGCTCCGTCTCAGTCCAGTCGGGGTGCAGCATCGCGACCAGCGTCTCCACCGACGCGGACTCCGCCTGCTTGAGGAGGGCGGCCGTCTCAGCGAGGGTCTTGATGTCGTCCTGCACGGAGTCCTGGAAGTCGACCTCCGGCCGCTCCACCTCGACCCCGCTGACACCCTTGAACATGCCGGACGCTTCCAGCATGAGGAGCACCTCGACCACGTCTGCGATCGCCGTCGCCGCCAGCTCCGCCTTCCGCGCCCGCGTGCTCATGCTCCGTGCGGTGCGCGCCTTGATCTCCGTGGCAGTGGCGGCGGGCCCGGCCGAGTCATCGCCGAACGTGTTGCCCGAGTAGCCGGCGTTCCGGATGACCTTGCCGACGAGTTCTTCGATCGTGGCTCTGTGCGACTCGTGCCGGATCGCGAACTGGTTCATGGTGATCGGCTGGTCCGACGTGGGCGGCACGTTCATCGGTGCGTACACGTCGCGGTCTTCCCACACCGCTCCCATGCCGGGGCCGGTGCTGACGAGGTAGCCGGCCGGGACGATGATGCGGCTCTTGGCCAGTCGGACGTCCCGCATCCACGAGGTGTACGTCTCGTCGATCGAGGAGAGGAACGTCTCCGCGCCCTGGTAGTCCGACGTGCCGAGGCCGGCCGCGCCGGGGATGTCACGCCAGTCCGGCGCGAACATGCTGTTGGGGATGTAGGAGACGGCCAGCCTGTTCCCGATGGGCAGTTGCCGGATGGGCAGCAGGTTCTTCGTGGCTTCGTAGGCGGCCAGCGGGACGGGCTTGCCGAGGTTGTCCTCGGTGCCGTCGTACACGCCGTGCAGGATGACGCCGGGCTCGTGCCGCTCGAGGTGGCGGACGACGCGCTGCCCGTCGGCGACGAGGACCGTCCAGAACGTCACGCTCTTCAGGATGTCGCCATGGGCGAACTCGGGTGCCGCGCCGTCCGCGTGAACCAGCGAGATCCACGGGCCAGGGCGGACGTCCTCGTCCCACACGATTCGCAGGTACGAGCCGCCGAGCGCGGCGGTGGTCTCCCCGGATGCGATCAACGTGCGCTTCATGCCGAGGTCCATGAGCCTTTCGAGGCGCTTCTGGGTGTCCCTCGCCTTGGCCTTCAGGGTGGGCGGCTCGGAGTACAGCAGGTCGCTGCTCGTGCGGGCGATGTCCCGGGCGAGCGGCATGTGGAGGGCTGCGCGCTTCTCGCCGAGCGGGGTGGGCTCGCCCCAGAACCAGCGGGCGATCGTCCCGACGAGGCCGCCGCGGTACTGCGAGGGCCGGTTCTGGACCTGGCCGGGCTGGCCGGTGGCGTAGGAGCGGGTGCCGCGGTTGCGGTAGCGGTAGGCGAGCCGGTCCGGGTTGGCGGAGAACCAGGCGGCCCAGTCCTCCAGGTCGGACCTGATGGCGGGGTGGATGGGGGGCCAGGCGATGTTCTTCTCAGGGAGTGCCACCGTCCGCCTCCTCTCCGTTAGTCGGGCTCTCCAGCGCGTCGGCTGCCGCCCTCAGGAATGCGGCCATCTCTCGCCGGTACGTCCAGACGGTGATCTTGTCGCCCTCAACGGGGACGGTGACATCGCCGAAGTGTGCCTCGGGGGTCTCGCCGACGCGGACGTAGACAGGCAGCTTGATCTCAGCGGGCATCAGGCAGCCACCTCCAGCGCTGTCGTGGGCAGCAGGTGCCGCCACTCGTTCACCGAGCTGTGCAGCCCGTACCTGAGTCCATCCACGCTGTGGTCGTCCACCTTCAATGGCTGGTCGACGCCCTTCTCCGACGCCTTCGCGTCCCACACATAGGCGGGCAGCTCCTCAAGCAGGCCCGTGCACGAACGGTGGATGGACAGGATGTTCGCCCCGAACGCTGTGGACACGGATCGGATGCCGTCCTTCACCTCGTTGTCGGCCTTCGCCACCCCGGGCACGCCGTCCGACCACAGCTGCGTCATGAACGAGGCCGCGCTCGGGTCCACGAAGAGCCAGCTCGGCGCCACGCCCTTCTGCCCGCGGTGCTCGTAGGACGCCAGCCACTGGCGCACACCCACGCTGTACTGCGCGTCCGTCAGCTGACGGCGCGCCACCCGCGAGTCATGCCGGTACTCCGACGCCACGTACAGCCGAGAGTCCGATCCGACACCGATCAACAGCGCAGCGAACGGGTTGACCGTGCCGTAGTCGATGCCGACGGCCATCCATCGGGAGATCTCCGGGACCAGGTCGACGACGTGGCGCGCTTCGTCGAAGCTGTCGTAGATCACGCCCTCTGCCAGGCACCACTCGCCGAGGATGTACCGGCGGAAGAACAGGCCCTGATGGGACCGCTGCAGCGAGTCGACGTACGCGCGCGGAAGCGACGGGTTGTCGTCGAGGACGAAGCTGAAGCGCGCAACGTTGAGGGCGCTCGGGTCCTGGCTTTCGGCGAGTGTGCCGTCACGCCGAAGGTGTAGCCGGGCCCGGTCGAGGATCTGCTTCTTCAGCCAGTGGTTCGGGCCCTCAGGGTTGGTGGTGCCGAACCACTGTGCGCCCTCGACGCTGAGGCGGGTCTCCAGCATCTGAAAGAACGTCTGCGGGTAGGTGGTGACCTCGTCCATGTACGCGCCGGCAAGGGTAAGGCCCTTGATCTTGTCGACGGCCTTCTCGTCGTTCGCTCCGGCCACGTAGATCGTGCGCCCGAGGATGGTGACCTCGCCCGCGCCTGCGCGGTAGACGCAGCGCTTCTTGCCAAGCATCTGCACCATGACGTCGATGATGTTGCGCTTCAGGGTGCGCTCGGTCTTTCCGACCATGAGGAGCGCGCCGGGCGGCCCGGTGCGGATGTACTTGATCCACACGATGATCGAGCCGATCGTCTTTCCCGACCGGACCGCGCCTTCCCATAGGTTTCCGCGCGCGGCCGCCAGCTGCGTTGCCCGAAGCGCCTTGCCAGCAAGGGGAGTGAACATCGCATCCCCCTCACTGGTCGGGCATCATCCCCCTCAGCCACTGATCGACCGCGGCCAGGCCCTCCAGGTCCTCCCGCTCCGGCGGAACCAGCTTCAGCGACTTCTCGATGGCGATGCCGGCCGCGGCCATGAGGTCTTTCTTCGCGTCGGCGGGCGGCTCGGCGACCTGGCGCTCGGTGTAGGTGTTGGAGGAGCCGCCGATGCGGAAGACCTTCGATGGCTCCCACAGCTGTGCGGTGAGGCGTTCGGCGTCGTCCTGTAGGGCTTCGGCGAGCATGGCGCGGCGGTCGGCGAGCTGGGCGACGCGGTGCCGGGTGGCTTCCTCGGTCATCGTCACGTCGAATTCGAGGCCGGCTGCTGCGCAGACGATGCTGATGGTGCGCTGGGCGCGGCCGATGCGGCGAGCAATCTCGTTGCGGCCGAGGCCCTCGCCGTGGAGGCGGATGATTTCGGCCTTCTCCTCGTCGGTGACGAGGCGCATGTCCTTGCGGACGGCCATGTGGTCACCTCCTGGGCGTGCGAAGGCCCGGCCGTTCGGTGGCGTACGGCCGGGCCTGGTCCGTGTGGGGTTACTCCGCGGCGGTCAGCTTCTGCAGCGCCGTCACCAGCTCGGCGCGCCGCTCGTCGGAGGTGTACTTCTGGTCCCGCGACATCCACGCGAGCGCGAACCGGTCGACCTGCCGCCAGTCGCTGCCGGCCTTCTTCATCGCAGCGACCCAGTGCGCGGCTACGGCCGGTGTCTTGTACTCGTAGATCGAGACCGTGTCCGTGGTGATGAGCTGCGAGCAGTCGTTGGCGTGGGGCTCCTTGCCCGCGGCCTTGTTGCTGCAGGCGTCGGTGTTGTCCTGCGGGTCGCCGAGGTCGGTGACGCCGGTTGCGTCGGCGAGCTTGTCGGCGGCTTGCTTGGCGGTGAGGCCGGCGGGCTTCTCGGCGGCCTTCGAGGCGGTGGCCTTCGGCTTGGACTCGCTGCTCGTGTCGCTGCTCGACGAGCAGGCGGTGAGTGTCAGTGCGGTGATGGCTATGGCTGCGGCGGTGTGCCGGATTCGCATGGTCCCCCCAAGGACGTCTGGTGCTGAGGGGGCATCATGCCTGATCCGGAGCGATCGTTTCCGGGCATGCCAGATCTGCGGCTCAGTGTGAGGCACGATCGAGCGGAATGCAACTACGGACGTAGTGAATCGCCTACAGGCCCAGCCAGTCGGGGACCGGCGTCAGCATCAGCAGCAGTAGACCGCCCACCACGAGGAGTACGTAGACGATCCAGAAGAGCGGCAGGTTCGCGCTGTTCATCTCTTCCAGGCGCTTCCTGTCGTACTCGGACAGCCGATGCGTTGGGGTCGGCGGGTACGGATCCTGCTCGTGACCGTTCATGTAGCCCCCTGGTTCGCAGGATCGGGATCGTAGCGGTGTGAGC